TAATATCCTTCTTATCTACAGATTTACCTGTTTTACTTTTTGGTTTTCTCACAGAATCTGAAAATGCTTTTGATTCCATACCATATGTAATTTCTGTATTTTCTGTACCTTGTGAACCACTTGAAAATTTTGCTGATGTTACACCAAGAAGAGGAGCCAAAACAGATGATGTGTTTGAATTTTGTGAATCAGGCTCAACTTGTCTTCTATTAGCGGGAGGTGTTTGCATAGTCATTAGTGCTGTTTGTTTTTTTCTATCTGCTGCTATTTTTCTAGTGGCATTCAATTCAGCTTGTTGCATCAAATTTATTGCTGCGGCGCGGGATGGTCTTCTCATCCTACCACTTTGTCTTCTTACATCTTGTGCAGCACCATATTCTTTACTTGCTGATTTTTGGTCACGTGGAACCTCACGTTTTTTGTTTTTTGCTGCTGTGGTTGGAGGTGATTTATCTTGATTTATATGAGGTAATTTTTCTTTTTCTTCGTCAGATGATACATCAGATATTATTTCTTTATCGAAATCTAAATCCATAATAATATAATATGATAATATAATTAAAAAATAGTTAATTATATTAAATTAAAAGTTATATCTACTAAATCTAAACATAAAGTGTATTCATAATTTCTCTCATACCATTATCCTCACGCTTGATAAGGTCTTTTACATGGTCTCTTGTAACTGTGAATGGAAACTCAACCTTCAAGGTACTCGACTTACCGAACAAATTCGTATCTGGCTTCATGAGACGGTAGAGGTTAAGCTTGGTATGAATAATTTCAATACATCTCTTCAAATTTCTAACACCCTCTTCCTTATTGGTGTATTCATCGACGATGTAGTCAATAGTGTCCTCTGGAATAATTACATCACCTTCATCAAAAGCAACTTCACTTCTAATCTTGGGCATGAGATGCTTGCTTGAAATGATTTGCTTTTGCTTCTTCTGATATCCTGGTACTTGAATTCTGTACATTCTATCACGAAGAATAGGATTAACCTTACTCTCATCGTTGTAGCTGAAGATGAATAGGCATCTGCTCAAATCAAAATCAATCTCGGCGAAATATTTATCGTGAAACTCTGAGTTCTGAGATGTGTCTGTCAAGTGAGTTAGAATACCAATAATCTCTTCACCCTTGGGAGTGTCACTCACCTTGTCCAACTCATCAAAGTAAATGACTGGGTTCATAGACTGGCATCTAAGCAGTATCTCTACAATTTGACCCCAGACAGCACCTTCATAAGTATAAGAGTGACCTTCCAAGAAACTACTATCTGTAGCACCACCAAGTGCGATGAATGCGAATTCTCTTCCTAGAATTTTGCTGATACCTTCCTTGACAAGAGTTGTCTTACCAGTACCCATAGGACCCTTAATTGCGAGGGCAGTACCAGTAGCGGAAGGATTAGAAATCCATTGGCCGACAAATTGCATGATTTGCATCTTAGCATCATCCATGCCAAATACAGCATCATCTAATCTGTTCTTGGCGTTTTCTAGAAATTCACTAGATTTTTCAACACCATCAGCTCTGGTAATGGACATGTTATTATATTTATTAAATGGGATTTTCATGAAAGTATCAACCCAGTTCTTGATTTTGTAAAACTCACCACTTCCAGGTTCCATATTTCGCAACATATTAATTTTCTTAATTGCGGCTGCCTTGAATTGTGGTGGGATTTCAGATTCAAGAAGACTTAGTCTGTATGGCTTTTCAAGCTTGCAGATTTGGTTAACTTCTTCCATTTGTTCCAAGATTTTCCTTTGTTCCTTAACAGAAAGCTTTCTGAAGAATGCAGTATCATTCATAATATTTTTATTGTGCAAATTTTCAATAAACTTGCGTTGATTTTTACTTTTCTCCTTCTTGGAGAATTTATTTTTTTGTTTTTCATATGATTTAATTTCTTTATCGACGTTTTCAATCATTTTCTTATAGAAAGAAGAACCTTCGTTTGCCTTTAGCAGTTCTTCAAGTTGAGTACGAGAGGCTTTTGCGGTTTCAATCTCTTTATCGAGGTCTTCCTCAGAAAGCTTCTTTGCCTTACCAGAATTTTCTTCATCATCATCGGTTTCATCTTCGGTTTCATCTTCATCCTCAGAATCATCTTCATCATAATCTTCGTCTTCATCATATTCTTCGTCATCTTCATATTCTTCATCCCAATCTTCATCCTCTTCATCCAAATCGATTTCGGCATAATTTTTACCAGGATTTCCAATTGTAAATATAAGATTGAATTTTTTACCGTTGCGAAGAGTACGTGGTTCTTCATCATCATATTCCTCCTCTTCACTTTCTTCTTCACTTTCACTCTCAATAATTCTTTTATTCTTCTTTTTATTCTTCTTTTTATTCTGCTTTTTGTTACTTACCTTAATTTCTTCCTCTTCCTCCTCTTCCTCCTCTTCCTCCTCTTCCTCGGCTTCCTTGGCTTTCTTTGCAGAATATTTAGATGGATACATTTTGTTTAAGAATTTTTTGAAATTTTTCTTGGATTTAACTACTTCTGTAGCTTCATCTTCAGAAGTGTCTTCAAGAAACTCTTCCTCATCAATATCATCATCATTACCATCACCGTATGATTTTTTCTTGAGTTCTCTTTTTTGTTGTTCCTTCTTTTGTTGCTTGTTCATAGTTTTTGACTTAGGAGATTTGTCCTTTGGCATTTTATATATAATTATAAAATATATTTAAATCTAAATCAATTTTTTTATAATAAATTTGTAATATTAAATAAAAATGATTTGAAAAGAATATAAAAATATTGTAGTATAATAATAATAGGATGGCAACTAATGACAACACAAAAATAAATGTTTCAAAAATTATCGGTATTCAGTTTAGTATTTTATCGCCAGAAGAAATACGCAAGGCATCTGTTGCTGAGATAACAAATAAAGAGACTTATGTAAATAATAAACCTGTAATTGGTGGATTATTTGATCCACGAATGGGTGTTCTTGAACCAGGCCTTGTTTGTCCAACAGACGGTTTAGATTATATAAAAACACCAGGATATTTTGGTCATATAGAATTGGCAAGACCAGTATTTTATATTCAGTATTTAACAACAATTCTAAAAATATTACGTTGTGTATGTTTTAAATGTAGTAAATTATTGATATCAAAAGAGAAATATAAATATTTGTTAGGATATTCTGGAGAAGAAAGGTGGACAAATGTTTTTCATAAGATATCAGGAAAAATAAAGAGATGTGGTGAAGAATGTGAAGATGGTTGCGGGTGTAAGCAACCAGATAAAATTAGACGAGATGGGTTAGCAACAATATTTGCTGAATGGACCGGTAGCGGAGACGAAGATGATAAAATGACAGTAAGATTAGTTCCTGAAACTGTATTGAAAATATTTAAACGTATAAGTAATGAGGATGTAGATTTTATGGGATTTAATTCTACATTTTCAAGACCAGAATGGATGGTATGTGAAGTAATGATGGTACCACCTCCTGCAATTCGTCCGTCAATTAAACACGATGCTCAGCAGAGAAGTGAAGATGATATTACACATATTCTAGTAAATATAATTAAGGTAAATAAAATATTACAAGAGCGAATTGAACAAAATTCGGCTCAAAATGTAATTGATGACTGGACATTACAGTTACAATATTTCGTATCTTCTCAAGTAGATAATAAAATACCTGGCATATCTTCTGTAGCTCAACGTTCAGGAAGACCTTTGAAATCAATTAAGGAACGATTGAACGGAAAGGGTGGTAGAGTAAGAGGTAATTTAATGGGTAAGCGTGTTGATTTTAGTGCTCGTTCTGTAATTACAGCAGACCCTAATTTATCAATTAAAGAACTTGGTGTTCCAAAAAAGATTGCGATGAATATTACAAAACCAGTAGTAGTAAATAAAAGAAATAAATCTGCACTTTTAAAGTTAGTAATAAATGGTCCTGAAAATTGGCCAGGTGCTAAAATAGTTGAAAGAAAAAATGGAGAAAGTATTTCACTTAGATATGTTGAGCGTGAAAAACAAAAATTAGAGGAGGGTGATATTGTACACAGACATATGTTAGATGGAGATGCTGTATTGTTTAACAGACAGCCTACTCTTCATAGAATGAGTATGATGTGTCATATTGCAAGAGTTATGAAGGAAGGAGATACATTCAGAATGAATGTAGCAGATACTAAGCCATATAATGCAGATTTTGATGGTGATGAAATGAATTTGCATATGCCTCAAGATTTAGAATCTGAAGCGGAACTACGCAATCTAGCAGCAGTTCCTTATCAACTAGTTAGTCCTTCAAATAATAAACCAATTGTCGGTATATTTCAAGATTCTATGTTGGGAGCATATCAATTAACTAGAAATACTACAAAATTTTCTAAAAGAGATGGGATGAATTTACTTATGAATAGTAGCAATATCGACTTGAATATATTTACAAATAAAAATATAAGTTCATTTGATATTTTATCTCAAATCTTGCCCCCAATTACGTTGAAATATAAGAATAATATTTGGAATGAAGATGAAGATTATGATAAATCAAATAATGTTCTTGAAATTTATGATGGAAATTATAAACGCGGTCTTCTAGATAAGGGATGTCTAGGAAACGGAACTTCGGGTATAATTCATCGTATATGCAACGATTATGGAAATATGGCTTCAGCAAAATTTATTGATGACTTTCAGAATATTGTAACAGATTATATGAAGACATCATCATTTAGTGTTGGAATTAGTGATCTAGTTTCAAATGAAGAGACAAATACTAAAATTGTAGAAGCTATTAATAAAAAGACGAATGAAGTAAAAGACGTAATTGACCAATTACATCTTGGAATTTTCCAAAATGATTCAGGAAAAGCAAATAGCGAAGAATTTGAAACAAAAGTAAATAGTATTTTGAATAAGGCTACCGCAGAATCTGGTAAAATTGGTTTGAAAAATTTAAGTAAAGATAACCGATTTGTTACCATGGTTAAAGCTGGTTCAAAGGGTTCTGAATTGAATATATCTTTTATGATTTCATGTCTTGGTCAGCAAAATATTAATAGCAAACGTATTCCATATGGTTTTGATAATAGAACTCTTCCCCACTTTTCTAAGTTTGATGATTCGCCTAGTGCTAGAGGATTTGTTGAACAATCGTATATTAAAGGACTTTACCCTGAGGAATTGTTCTTTCATGCGATGGGTGGTAGAACAGGTTTGATTGATACTGCTGTAAAAACATCAACTACTGGATATATTCAAAGAAGATTAATTAAAGGTCTTGAAGATTTGAAAATTTGCTATGATATGACGGTTAGAAATAATCGTGGTAAAATAGTACAGTTTTCATATGGTGATGATGGAATAGATACAGTATTTGTAGAAAATCAGACAATTCCAATTGTTAAAATGACAAATGAAGAAATTTATGTTCATTATTATATCACTAATGAAAATTCAATAGTATTTACAAAGGAAATGCAACGTAAAATGAAAAAGCAAAAGGACGCATATAATATTGTATCTCAAAAATATATTGATAAAATGATTGGTGTTCGTGAAGAGATAGTAAAATATGTGTTTGGAAATAAAAATAATAGTAAGGTTCATTTACCTGTAGCATTTACTTTTATAATAAATAATATTAAAAATCAATTTAAGATATCAAAGAATTCAATCGTAGATATTACTCCACTAGAAGCATTTGATATGATTGAAAATAAATATGAAGATTTGAAATCTATTTACTACAGTCCTCCAACTAAATTATTTGAAATAATGTACTTCTATTATTTATCTCCCCGTGAATTATTGGTAATTAAGCGATTTAATAGAGCAGCTCTTACATATTTACTTGATTATATCATTACTATTTACAAAAGATCTATTGTTTCACCTGGTGAAATGGTTGGTATGATTGCAGCACAATCAATTGGTGAACCCACAACACAAATGACACTTAATACATTTCATTTTGCAGGTGTTGCATCTAAATCTAATGTAACTCGTGGTGTACCTCGAATTGAAGAAATATTGTCAATCTCAGATAATCCTAAGAACCCGTCTGTTACAACATATCTAAGAGACGTTGATAAATATGATAGAAATAAAGCACAATCTATAATGTGCATGATTGAACATACAAGTCTAGCAGATATTGTTTCATCGGTTGAAATTCGTTTTGATCCTGATGATTTAACCACGCTTATTGAGGAAGATAAAGAAATAATTGAACAATATTATCAATTTGAAAAGATGATTTCAGAAAGTGGAGCCGAAAATATTTCTGCACCAAGAGAAAAATCAAAGTGGATTTTTAGAATGGAATTAGATTCAGAAATTATGTTTGAGAAAAATATCACGATGGATGATGTGCATTTTGCTGTCAAAAATATATATCAAGACGATGTTACATGTGTTTATTCTGATTATAACGACCCTAAGTTAATATTTAGAATAAGAATGAATAATGTTTTGAGGAAGGAGAAGGCCAAGAAAGATATTAAAAAATCTCTTGACCAATCCGATGAAATTTATTTGTTGAAAAGTTTCCAAGATACGATGTTAAATAGTGTTGTGTTAAAGGGAATTAAGAATATTAATAAGGTTATTATCAGAAAAATATTAGATGAAGTAGTTATGAACGAAGATAAGTTTGAAACTAAAGAGTCGTGGGTACTTGATACAGTAGGTACAAATTTAATTGATATTTTGAGTTTAGATTACGTTGATGTGAATAAAACATATACAAATAATATTACAGAAATGTATAGTGTGTTGGGTATAGAAGCAGCACGACAAACTATTTATAATGAATTTATAGAAGTGATTGAGTTTGATGGTACATATTTGAACTCGCACCATTTAAATATGCTATGTGATAGAATGACATATAATTATAAAATGACATCTATTTTCAGACATGGTATTAACAACGATGATATTGGTGCATTAGCAAAAGCATCATTTGAAGAAACTCCTGAAATGTTCTTGAAAGCCGCAAGACATGGTGAACTTGATCATATGAGAGGTATTTCAGCAAATGTTATGTGTGGTCAAGAAGGATATTTTGGAACAAGTATGTTTCAGATATATTTAGACCAGGATGCATTTAATGAGGTTGATGAAGATGATTATATAATTACAAATGACGAAGATATAATTGAAGATGCGTTCAATAGCGTTGGTGATAACAGCGATGATAAATGTTCTTCTTCAAATCTGAAGTTAAATAATACAGCTACAAATATAAAAACAAAGAATATTAAGATGGATGATGGTTATGTTCCTGATTTCTAATAATAAAATATTACGGTATAATATATTTTTTATTTCAATATAAATATATTATATATATTATAAATAGTTATGACATGCACATTATTTACATATATATATTCAAAATTAAGTGAAGATAAACAAAATGAATTTTTAAATAAAATATTTATATGCGGAGCATTTTGGAAATTCAAATATGACAATAATTGTAATAAATTTACAGAGTTTTATAATTATGTTAATTCAGAACCTGAAAAATTATTTTTATATAATAAAGAAGAATATATAGATGCTTTTTGTCATATTCAAAAAATTTATCATGCATTTTTAAAATTAAAAAATGTCGTAAAATATAAATATTATAAAAAATATAATTGTGATGAAGATTTATTAGGTAATAAATTGAGTGACATAAAAGATACATATAAAATAAAATTAATAGAAAACAATACTGTATATAATCTTAGTTTAAAAGATTTATTAAAAAATATTTCTACATTATTAACATATAACGAAGGGTATTTTTTAGAGCCTAGATATCCAATTAATCCATTTACAGGATTACAATTATCAAAGCATAATCTATATAATATATATTTTGCATATAAAAAGACATTTTTAAGAGTACAAATGCCATTAGAACATTTTTTTATTTGTGATTTTAATTTAAAAAATTATAAAAAGTATTCTGAAGGATTAGTAAATCACGAATTAATAAGAACAAATGTAAAAAATATGGAGATTGATGAATTTAAATTAACAATAAAAAGGTTATTCAGACAATATACATGTAAACCACCAAAATTTTGTGATGATTTTCCAAAACAAAGAATTAGAGATATTTTTAATCCATATGTTCAATTATTTATGTATATAAAATATGGTCAAGATAAAAATAGGGTGTTCTGGTCAAAGAAATTATTGAAACAACAAGTAAAACGATTTTCAAATTATATGCGTGAAAATAACCCAATATTTGGGCGTGTTATACGAAAATTGAAAATGTCAAAGGACGGTAAATCACGTGTCTTCAAAAAGGTTGTTGTAGATAATCATGTTAGATGGGATAAAAACTTTCCATATATAAAAGAAAATAAGGAACTACCTGGTTTTGGTATTTTTAGAACAACATATGGAGAAAACGATGACAACAACCAAGATGACAACCAAGACGTTGAAATATCAGAAAGTGAAGCAAATACAGAAATAGATGATAGTGATGATGAGGAAGTTATTGATACTCCATTTTCAACAGGTTTACCTATTATTAGGCACATGCATTCTGAAACGAATTATTTTACAAGGTCTGTGAGACGTTCTACAGTATGGGATGATCTATATAGAGAAGCAGATATTGAAAGTTCATCCCCTTTTCATCTTACATCGTCGCATGGTTTCTCTAGAGAACAAAATTTTGATTTAGAACCAAGAACACCTCCAAGAACACCTCCAAGAACACCTACTAATACTGAATTCGATACTATATTTTCAACAATAGGAAGACCTATTGGTATAGATTTAAGTGATAATTTTACAACAAGTACAATAGGAAGATCTACTGGTATAGATTTAAGTGATAATTTTACAACAAGCACAATAGGAACAGTTACTAGTATTGATTTAACTAATAATTTGACAACAAGTACAATAGGAAGATCTTATGATATAGATTTAAGTGATGATTTTGCAGTACTTTTTCAGGATAATGATGAAATAGATAGCACATTAGAAGATGAAAATATAAATGATATATCAGGAAATCAAGATACTATAAATAATAATGATGAAATAGATAGCACATCAGAACATGAAAATATAAATGATATATCAGGAAATCAACATACTATAAATAATAATGATGAATTACAAAGTTATATTAATAATAATCCTCATACTATAAATGAAATAAATAATAATGTTATGGCATGTAGTATATTAACACGATTAATACAAATTAGAATGATTCATCTCAATAGTAGTTCTGATATAATATATTCATTATTAGACGAATTAATTACAAATCAAATTAAAATAATTGCAGGTAAGCTTTTAGTAAAATATCTAAGTAATCAATTATCAGATAGTATGCGTGCGACAGTTATTAATACTATTATAGCAGATGAAGGTGGAGGAGAACTTCTTAGTGAGATTGTTAGTAACTTGCATACTTTTCATGATAATATAACAGTTGGTCAAACAGAACCAGATAATATATCAAATACTCCATAAGTTATTAATGAATTATAATTTTATAAATAAATTTTTTAATTTATAAAATTAATTATAGTTTTACTGTAATTATCTTTAGTTTTTTTTCTGTTTTGTGATGTTTACTTTTATATATAATTTGTTGATCAGTTTGTGTTGTTATTTCCCAATCAGAAGGGTTTATAGGAGTGCATATACCATCAACTCGTCTAAATTCATTAGGACATCTATTTCTTTCCTTGAAATTTTTTTTGAATTGGAACGCTTCATCTTCCTTTTCTTCAACAATATCTTGAAGTTCATCTGTCATTTTTATTAATTTATGTATATTATTATGGGGTATGTGTATTTGAGGATATGCTGTATCATATAGTTTATTAAATTTACTTTTCATTTCTGTTAGATTTTCAAAATATTTTGAAGTTAATAAAGATTGTGGTAAAATAAACTCATCTTCATTCAAGTTGTAACTTTGTTTAACTAAACTTAAATAACTATCAACATCAAATACAAATTTTCTAATATAATCATATCTTAGTATTTCATCATAAAATCTTTCATAATAAAAATACTCGTTACTATTTTCTGTCATAAGATTTATTGATGGTACAATAAGATTTTTCTTTTCCTCATCAAAACATATATTTTCTTCCAAATCTAATTCCATAATTTTTTTGTTATCAAAATAATCTACAAAAACTACCATTTTATTTGTTAATTTTTTAACAATAATATTAATTCTTGTTACTTTATCTTCATAATTAATTGATTTATCATTTATAATTTTCTGTAATTCATTTTTATCAGATATATTACTAGGTTTATTTATTTGTATTCTTATAAAATTTCTGAAACAATCATAAAACCTATTTTCAAGCTTTATTTTTTTAACAAATAAATTTGTATTTATATCTTTTAAATTGCTTTCTTTTGAGAATAATTCTGCATCACTATAAAATAATTTTCCTTTATTATCTACAAATAGATCATTTGACATAACTGTTTCAATTATATTATATTCCCCACCTACTTCTAATTTATTTGGTCTTGGTTCTACAGGAATAAATTGTTTAGTTTCTGTTATAATACCAACTATAGTATTATCTTTATCTATAACTTTAGAACTTGGTTTACATGGAATTTCAAAAGAGGATTTTTCATATAATGTAAAAAGTTTCTTTTTTAATGTTGGGTATTTTATTAATAACGTTTCATCGTCAATAAAAATAATATCTGTACGTTCCAATATAGAACTGGGATATATTGGTAACATAAATGAGTCTGGAGCAGGAATACGTCTTTCATTTTCTCCTTCACCTTTTGTAATTGTTTCGTTTATAAGTAAACCGATACATTTTCCATTATAATTTATAATTTGTTTTTGTATACCATAATTGATTGATACTAATTTATTGACAATATCATCTGAATATCTTAATGTTTTTTCTAGAGGTTTAAATTTATATTTACTAGGATTACTTGGTAATATACCACATTTTGTATCATTAAGATATATTAATTTAACATTTTTAATGAGAATACTCATATCATCAAGTTTATTTTGTTTTAATTTATTTTTACTAAAACTAGTATAAATATTTAGTTTGAACCTTTCTCCTTTTAATTCACTTTTTTTGCGTTCACAATAAAAAATAGGTTCATAAAAGTGCGCATGTTTTAATATAATGAACGTTTCAGCCCCATCTTTAAAGTTGTTATTAGAGTAATGATTTGTAGGGCAAAGTAATTCAATATAATTTGATTCGAAATCTTCTTTTATTTCAAAAATAATTAAATTGATTGGCTTCTCAAATATCAAATTATGTTTATTATTAGAAACGATATCCCATATATAATCATGCGTAATAGTTGTTTCTTCTGATTTTAAAAATTCTAAAAATTCCTCAAAAGCATTAACGCATTTTTCAAAAAGAATTTTTTGTTTATTTTTACTTCTATTCAGGTTTTCACCTAATTTTGTCGTAGTTGCATATTTTGTAACATCAACCTTCTTTTTATTATTATAAAACACTTGTATTAAATTTCCATTCATAAACTTTACAAAACTATCTAATGTAATATTGCCTTCTCCCCATATTTTCTTTTTTAATTCTTGGTTTGATATAACAGTATTTTTTTTATGAGTAAAACTATAAATACTAGACAAACATGATATAAATGATTGATTATTACTTTGTTCTACACCAAGTCTTAATATACAATTAAAATCACCTTTTAATTTGCAATTTTTTAAATCGTTGGGTAAAAATTTTTGTAAATTTAATGGTAAATATCCAAATCTATTTGCGTCAAGTGGAAATTTATTTGGCTGTTGAATATAATCAATTGAAATTTCTTCTTCTAATAAAAGAGTTTCTTTACTTTGTTTATCCTTGCTTTTTTTATCTAATGATTTTTTCGTATCACTTCTATATTCTTCAAAACATTTTTGTTTTGTTTCTGTATTCTTTGCTTTTTGTGATATTTTAAAACAACATGGAATACATGAATTTTTATTAAATCCAGGACTATTATAAATATAGTCACTATCTCCCTTATGATGTTGTTTTTTATCATCAAATTCAATTATTTTACCTGAACAAAAACTGCTTGTAATATTATCCCCTTCTTTTTTTATTTGGTCTTCTGTTAAACTAATATTTTCTTCTGAACACCAATATCTAGGGCAAATATAATAATGTGATGTGTTTGGGTCAGTACTATATTCAAGTGCTTCTGTATATGAACCACTATGATTGTCATCAATATTTTTCTTCTCTTGTTCTGTAATAATGATTGGTTGTTTTTTTGCATTAGCCGCACAGTTTCTAGAATATAGGTTATCCGTAGTATTAAATTTTAGAAATAGGTTTTTATCATATTGCTCTATTCTATTTTGTGCATAATTTCTATCATCTCCTTTTCTTGCACCACCTAAGCTTTCACCTAACTCAGAACCGAGTGACAAAGAACCTAAGCTACCTGGAATACTTAAATCATCTTCATCTTCATCT